AGTCTTAAAAAGTTTTTATTAGATAGTTCCGTGTAGAGTACTCCCATGCCAACCTACGAATTTCGTTGTGAGTCCTGTGAAGCCTACGGCACTGGGGAGTACTCCATTCACGAGGACGCTCAAATGAGATGCCCTAGATGTCACACTTTAATGTCTAAAATATACTCAGCTCCTGGTTTAATATTTAAAGGCAGCGGTTGGGGCGGAAAATAGGGTTTTATACCTGTTAAAATAGTTTAATGCCAAATGCACCTAAAACTCCAACGCGTACTATCCGCGTATCTGACGAGCTGTGGACAGCTGTCCAGAAGAAGGCTGCCCTAGAAGAGGTCACAGTCACCAGCGTCATTATTGAAGCTTTGAATAATTACGTATCTGGGGTTGACAAGGAGTAACTACCTGATTAAGTTTGTACCAACCTAATAGGAGGTACAAATGCCAGACAATAGTGTAGATGCTCTACTTGATGAGCAGTTAGAAATCGTAAAAGGTGAAGTACGTCAGTACGTAGCTCTTAAAGACCAAATAGACTCCCTAAACAAAAGAAAAGACGACATTAAAGGTCGTATCTTTGCTGTTGCAGAAAACTACGGAGAGCCTACAGACAAAGGCCATATTGTTTTTCCAATTAATGAAGAAACAACAGGAACTAAGTCTATTGTTAAACAACGTCGTGCTTCTAAAGTTTTTAATGAAGAAACGGCAGATACTGTTCTAACAACTAAATCTCTAAAAGAACGTTGCGTTAAAACTGTAGAGGTTCTAGATGAAGACGCAATTATGGCTGCATACTATGAAGGACTATTGACCGACTCTGACATTGATTCAATGTTTCCAGAGAAGGTTACTTGGGCTTTAATTTTGGAGAAGTAAATTGCCTAATGACTTTATTGAAGAGACTTTTAGCGAATTAGACGCTTTTTATCCTGGAAGCAAACGCAAACGTCGTAAACCCGTCCCAGAAAAACCTACGGTAGAAGTTGTGCCTTGGGAAGACGAGTACTTTGAAAAGTTCATAAACGGACAAAAAGTAAAACTATATACATTAGGGTCTTTAGCTAAAGCCATAAACCGCTCACCTAAAACCTTGCGTAAATGGATGGAACAAGGTAAGTTTCCACAATCACCTTACCGAATGCCAGATACTGTGGGTAAAAATGGAAAAACCTACGTTGGTAGAAGGCTATACAGTAAAGCGATGGTGGATGCCGTGGTAAAAATATTTGCCTCGGCTGGACTGCTACACGCGGATAGAGTAGAATTATCTACGCACCGGAATCTTGCAGACAAGATAACCGAGGTGTGGAATGAAATCCGCACAACCGAAACTAACTAAGGAGAAATGCCAAATGGCTATTCAACAAACTGCCCCAGATGCCAATGCGTATGTGGCCGAAGAATCAATCGATGAGCGTCCTGCTCAATCAACTACCAAGTCCGCTTCTGATGATGTTGTTTTATCAGGATGGGATGCTGCTGAAAAACTAACTACTGCTATGGGAGATTTTCCTGTAGAGACCCGTTTAATTGAAAACGAATTTCAAGTTTTCAAATTCTTGGACCAAGAAGGTCCGTTTGCTATCTATAAGCAACACTTCCTTAATCAAAAGACTTCAGGAAAGCGTTCATACGTTTCTCTTGGAGCAAACGACCCATTGTGTGTAAAGCTTGGGAGTAAGCCAGAAAACAAGAGAGCATTTTCTGTTGTTAACTTTAGTGCTGAAGAAGGACCTCAGCGTCAAATGTTAATTGCAGGTTCTCGTTTGTATCAGGCTCTACATGCTGCTCACTTCTCACCTCAAGGACCTCTTACAAAGGGTTACTGGGCGATTTCTCGCACAGGAAAGATGGCTGCAACTGTTTACACCATCACCCCTATTAAAGAGCGTGACTTGGAAGAAGACTGGAAAATTAATCCAGAGACTGCTGCTGCGGTTGTTGAAAACACACAACCATACACCGCTGATGCAATTCGTAAACCAACTTGGGAAGAGTTGGACGAAATTGCTAATTCACTTATCTAAAAACTAAATCACTTTAACACTTAATAGCAGGGTAGGACGTGCCCTATCCTGCTATTAAAAAAGGAACCCACAATATGAACATTATTACCACTACAGAAGCTTTATCAGAAATGGTTAGTCACTATCTAACTCAAGACGCTTTTGCTTTTGACGTGGAAACTGTGGGACCACAAAGAGGTCTAACTCCAGTAAACGAAGTTCTTTGGATTACTTTTGCAACGCATGGTCGTTGTGATGTAATTCCTATGGGACATCCAAACGGAGAGTTTATAGAAGAAGTATTTCCTCTCACGGGACAAGGAGAGATTAGAAAACAGGAGGGTTTGGCGCTACGGCTTAGCGACTATTCAAGAGATAGTAAGAAGGCCACTAAAATATTTGGACCAGCGCCAGACCAACTGTTTCCTAACGAAGTGTTTTCTGCTTTAGAGCCCTTGTTGTTTGACGATAGTAAATTGACTATAGGTCACAATTTAATTTTTGATTTAACTTCTATTGCTAAGTATTACAAAGGTCGAGTACCAGAACCAGCTTACTTTGATACGATGGTTGCTTCTTTTATTGTAGACAACCGTAATAAAAATAAATGCGGATTGGACGATTGTTTAAAGCGTGAGTTCAACTATGAGATGGTCAAAGGTGTAGGAAAAGAGGTAGAAAAGTACTCTTTTGAAGAAGTTGCTAAGTATGCCTATTTAGACGCTAAGTACACATTTTTACTTTGGAAAACGCTACAACCACGACTAGAGGCTGCTGATTTAACTAAGGTGTTTTCTTTAGAGATGGACGTTCTTAGAGTTCTTTGTGATATGAAACTTACAGGTGCTGTAATTGACGTAGAAGCTTTGTCTTCTTTACACGCATCTTTAGAGTCAGATTTAGACAAGACTAAGGCTTCTATCTGGAAAGCCGCATCTCGTGAATTTAATATTAACTCTAATCAAGAAAAACAACACATTTTGTATGGACCTAAGGACGAAGGTGGTCGAGGTCTAAAACCTAAAATTTTAACTCCAAAGGGAGAAGATGCAGCTAAAGCAGGCAAAGAGCTATTAATAGAGCATTATTCGGTATCTGCTGAGGCTTTAGAACCATACAGAGACAAAGACGCATTAGTAACCGCGTTACTTGAGTACTCTGATTTAAACAAGCTTTTGACTACGTATGTAACTCCATACTTAGGTGGCGATGTAGTTCGTACGGTTTCAGGAAAATCTAAGATAGAACATAAAGATAGTCTTTTAATAAACGGAAAACTTCATTGTGATTTTATCCAACACGGAGCAGAGACAGGCCGTTTTTCTAGTAGAAACCCAAATTTACAAAACGTTCCAGCCCCTCACACACCAAATGGAAAAGCTATTAGAAACCTGTTTGTTGCTCCAGAAGGTCACTCCTTAGTAGTAGCCGATTATTCTCAGATTGAACCTAGAGTAATTGCTTCGTTTAGTGAAGACCCAATTATGATGAAGAACTATCTAGAAGGTGGAGACATCTATACAACAGTTGGCGACACCATGGGAGTGGACAGAAAAGCAGGTAAAGTCCTAGTTCTTTCTATGGCTTATGGAGTAGGTCCTGACAAGATTGCTAAGTCTATAGGTTGTTCTGTAGCAGCAGCACGCGACTTGCTTAATAAGTTTTCTGAGAGATTTAAGACTGTAGCAAGTTACAGGTCTAAAGTTTTAGGGGCTACTAGACAAGGCAGGCCTCCTTATGTGACCACCATAACCGGTCGACGTAGGTATTTGCCAGAGATATTTTCTAAGGACCCAGGCGTTAGAGCTGGAGCAGAACGTCAAGCTTTTAATACTAGAATACAAGGAAGCGCCGCAGATATTATTAAAATAGCTATGGTGCGGGCTCATACAATGTTACCAAAACAGGCTAAGATTACGCTTACCGTCCACGACGAACTGGTTGTAACAACTCCAGATAACTTAGTAGACGAAACAGTTTCTAAACTAAGAGAGGCAATGGAGGGTATTCATGTGTTAAAAGTTCCATTGATTGCTGATATTACTGTAGCTAAAAGATGGGGAGATGCTAAATGAAGTTTCCATTTTTTAACAGGTTTTCCGAAAACAAAGAGCCTGACTGGGTAGTAACTAGAGATTCAGTTCCTTTATCTACATTAGCTAGATGGTACATATATGATATGGGTATTGAAGAGCCAAATAAATTTGGGGGTAAAGTATTTAATTTAAACCCAATTAGTAGTGAAGGTAAAGAAAAAGAAGAAGAAGATAGCGTTAACAGGATGGGTTTTGTTATTCCTATACTTCCTTTTTTAAGCGTTATGGCAGAGTTAAACGCAAAAGCTATTGCTGAAGTTCAAAAGTCTGACATGATAAAACACGGTATGCCAGAAGACGAGGTAGATACTGGACTTGTTGAAACAACACAGTTCTATCAAAATATTGGGTTTGCTGCGCTAATATCTAGTTACGCAGCAGCTGCTGAGTTGGGTTTAATTGACATATCTGGTACATTTACAGACATAGATGAAATGGATAACAAATGAGCGATTGGTGGTCAAAAAAATTAGGAACGAATACTACGACTCCTCAAAGTACACCGTATATACCTCAAAACACTCCTCCTGTTGTACAACCCGCTCCACAAACGCATACCCCATCTGGAAATCGTCTGCCAGAAAGCGCGATGACCAGTTCAAGATGTCCACATTGTGGGAGTGGAAACTACGGAAAATCAAGCCCTGATACAAGAGCAAGATGTTATGAGTGCGGTTACCCAATACAACAATCAGGAACTGGAACTCCAGGTGTTCGGCTGCCTAGCAACGGTGCTGCTGAACCAACTAAACAAATAGACACATCAAATAACTTTAACCCAACAACTATCATTGGGAAGATTGAATAATGAGTTTTAATAAAGTATTGGCGTTAATTAATAAAAAATACGGAGAAGGCACAATTGTAGTTGCGTCTGACGTAATTCCTAGTACACGAATTACTTCAGGTTCACTTGCTTTAGATGTAATCTTAGGTGGCGGTTGGCCTACAAATCAATGGCATGAAATTGTTGGTGAAGCCAGTAATGGAAAAACAGCATTAGCTCTTAAAACTATTGCCGCTAATCAAAAGAAATACCCTAGTTTTACTGCTGTGTGGGTAGCAGCAGAACAATGGGTTCCTGAATACGCAGAGATGTGCGGAGTAGACCTGTCTAGAGTTCATGTTTTAACAACTAACGTAATGGAAGTTGCTTTAACTGCTGTTTTAGATTTAGTAGAAACAAAGGAGATAGATTGTGTGGTTATTGATTCTTTGGCGGCTTTGGTTCCGGCTGCTGAAGACGAAAAAGAACTTGAAGAGTTTACTGTTGGCCGTGCTACGTCGTTAATGGCTAAGTTTT